ACAAGTTTTGAACATCTTAAAACTCATGGACTCTTTGCCAAACCTACTGCGACTAATGATTTTAGAACGAGACGAGAAGCATTGGCGATGCCGATGACGAGATTAGTTGAGAACAAGCCTGGCTTCAGAATAGATCGTAAATGTGTTCGCTTGAGAAAATCGTTGAGTGGCGGATACCATTTTAAGAGAGTAGCTATTGGAGCAGGGCAAGAAAGATTTAGGGATACACCGAACAAGAATGAGCATTCGCATATCGGAGATGCTGCAGGATATTGTCTGCTCGGAGGTGGAGAGCATAGACGAATGACTAAGGGTAATAGACCACACCTCAAACCGATGGTCGCTAAAATAGATTTTGATCCGTTACAATGATGTATTTATTTGTCGAATCTATTGCCACACTAACCGCTATAATTTCTATTTATCTTTATGGGAATGGTTGGAAGTATTCTGGATACTTTGGGTTGTTCTCACAATTTTGGTGGATTCTATTTACCTACATCAATGACCATAAGACTCTTTACTTTCTCTGCCTGTGTATGTGCATTACCCATATCCGCAACATAAGGAAAATGAATAAATGACATTTACTTGCGAAGAATTAAACCAAGCAACAAATCTGGATGGGGTCGATTATAAATTTATTCCGTTTCATTATACGCATCTCAAGATGATGGAGTTCCGAGAGTCCGAACATTCTCTCATGAACAGCTTTGTAGATTACGAAGAAAAAATAAAAACGTGTCCGATGGAGGGGTTGTCATTTAGTGGAGTATCCTTTGGAGACATTGCCTGTTGTTTTGGCATACTGCCTTTATGGGAAGGAGTATATGAGGCATGGATGTTACCATGTAAAGACCTAACCAAAAATAAATTTAAGTTTCATAGAGCAAGTCTCAAGTTTTTTGAATACGTTGCAAAACGCTTAAATATTCATAGATTACAGATAAATGTTAGTAGTCAGAATTGCCTAGCATACAAATGGGCTAAAAAGTGTTACTTTACTGAGGAAGGATTGTTACGAAAGTTCGGTCCAGATAAAACTGACTTTTATATTATGAGTCGATTGTTTAACGATAAGGAGTAGATATGGGCGGATTTTTTTCACCACCAAAACCAAAAGCACCTCCAGGTCCTTCTAAGGCGGAGCTTGATGCGATAGCTCGTAGAGAAAGACAGGCGGAGCAAACTAAAGCCAGAGAATCTAGAGAGATTGCAGCTCGTAAAAGAACGAGACGTGGTTCTCAAGGATTAATGACAGCCTTTGTAGGTAGAAGACCAGAAGATCAAGGAGGTCAACAGACCCTCGGTCCAAGTAGGAATCCAAGAGACTATGGCTAAAAAATATATTAGAAACCCTAAAAAAAGGAGAGACGATGCCAAAAGTTATGTACAAAACTAAAGATGGTATGAAAACCAAAATGTTTCCGTACAATAAATCTGGGGTAGATCAAGCCAAGTCATTCGCCAAGTTAGTGAATGGTAAGGTTGAAATGTCTATGAAAAACTCTAAGATGAAGTATGCTAAAAAAACACAAAAATCCTAAAGGTGGTTTGACTCAAGCAGGCAGAGATTACTTCAAGAGAAAAGAGGGAGCTAATCTAAAACCACCTGTTAAGAAGGGAGTAAATTCGAGACGTGTAAGTTTCGCAGCTCGCTTTGCAGGAATGAAAGGTCCTATGAAAAACCCAGACGGAACACCAACCAGAAAAGCACTAGCCCTACGAGCATGGGGTTTTAGGAACGAAGAGTCAGCTCGTAACTTTGCTAACAAACATAAGAAGGCATAATGACAAAAACTATAAACATGACATACGAAGACTTTATAAAAACAAGTAGAACAGGTCTTAAAAAAACTATTACAGGATTAGGTCCACTTGGATATTTAGTGCAGGGTAAACAGTTTGATAGAATGTTTAGTAATTTAGAAAAAGATGTTCAAAATAAAATGCGGACGAATCAAGTGCAATTTGTAGGCTCAAGCAACAGACCAAGAGGAAGAGCAAATTTAAGGGTTAAAAGACGTTCATTAATGAAAGCTAAGAGGACATAATGGCAAAACTAAACGCTCAACAACTAAAAAGAAAATACGATTTAAGTAATAGTCATAAGGATAATTGGAGATCAATTTACGAAGATGCATACCGCTATGCTTTACCTATGAGAAACCTCTACGATGGGTACTACGAGTCCAATACACCAGGTCAAGATAAGATGGCGAGAGTGTTTGACTCTACTGCTATAGATAGTACGCAAAAATTTGCAAATAAATTACAGAGTGGTTTATTCCCACCTGCTACTCAGTGGTGTCGTCTAGTGCCTGGTTCTGAGATACCGAAAGAAAGGCAAATAGAAACGCAACAGATTTTAGATGGCTATAACAACAGAATGTTCGATATAATGCGACAATCTAATTTTGACCAAGCTATGGGCGAATTTCTTCTTGAACTCAGCATTGGCAGTGCGATCATGCTGATCCAACCTGGAGACGAAGTGACTCCGATTCGTTATACTGCTGTACCGACATTCTTAGTTACCTTTGAGGAAGGTCCATTCGGCACTGTTGATAAAGTCTATAGAAGAATGAAAAAACCTTACGGAGTATTAGATCAAGAATTTCCAGATGTAAAAATACCCCAAGATATGAAGAACAGTTATCAAGGTCGAGAAAGCGAGATGGTTGAGCTGATCGAGGGTACTTACTACGACAAGGATACAGGTAAATATCATTATCAGATTGTTGATTATAATGGAAAGCATGAGCTTGTTTATAGAGAGTTAAAATCATTTCCTTGGGTGGTAGCACGTTACATGAAAGCTGCTAACGAAAGATATGGTCGAGGACCTGTACTTACTGCCTTACCAGATATTAAAACATTGAACAGAGTATTAGAACTTACACTTAAAAATGCTTCACTAACTATTGCAGGAGTCTACACCGCAGTAGATTCTGGAGTTTTGAATCCTGGCGCAATAAACCTAATTCCTGGTGCGATCATACCTGTCAACAGTAACGGAGGTCCTAGAGGAGCTGACCTACAACCATTACCAAGAAGTGGTGACCCTCAGTTATCTCAGATTGTGGCGAATGACTTACGGATGAATATTAAGAAAATTATGTTAGACGAATCTTTGCCACCAGATACTATGTCAGCTCGAACTGCACTTGAGGTTGCCGAGAGAATGAAACAACTATCGCAAAACTTAGGAGCTGCGTTTGGTCGATTGATTAATGAGACTATGTATCCTGTAGTAAGAAGAACTCTAGAAGTTATGGATCAACTCGGTATTATCCAATTACCACTGAAGGTAAACGGACTACAAGTTAAGGTACAGCCGATTGGTGAACTTGCTATGGCGAGCAATATGACGAAAGTAAATCAAGTAATGCAATACGCACAGATAGCTAGTTCGTTAGGACCAACAGGCCAGATGACTATTAAGGTAGAACAAATTGCCGACTACATTGCGGATGCTATGGGAATACCTGCGGATATTAGAACTACTTACGAAGAGAGAATGCAGATGCAACAAGTTATGGCGGAGCAAGCTCAGATGATGGCTCAACAGCAACAAGCTCAGCAAGCACCACCACCACAGGAAGAACAGTAATGAATTTTAATTATGGTGGATATGATCCACAGCTATGGAGGGCAAAAAAAAATGAAAGTAACAAACGAAGAACAAAAAAATATAAATAGTCCAGGTTGGGAAGGCTTAGATGCAACACCTAACCCACATCAAAAGATAGAACCTACTGACTTGGATAAATTATATCAACGAGTTTTTTCATCACAAGATGGGAAAAAATTACTGATACATCTCAAGGACACATACCTCGACACTCCAACTTGGACACCTGGGTATGATAATAGCTTTGGATATTATAGAGATGGTCAGAATACGATTATAAGAGAAATAATAACCAGAATAAGGAGGGCTAATTATGATCGAAAATGAAGAAGTAAAACAAGAAGAAGAACAACCTACACCACAACCAGAAGAGTCAAAAGGCTTGATGGCTGATGCAGAACAACAAGCAGAAGAAGTGGTTGAGGATGGAATGCCTACAGGTAAACAAGAAGATATCTATGACGGAGAGGATTTAGAAAACCTTGAGTTTACGAGACCAGAAACATTTCCAGAAAAATTCTGGCATGAGAAGGATGGTCCAGACGTTGAAGGTTTAGCCAAGGCATACGGAGAACTAGAAAAGAAATTTCACTCTGGTAATGGTAAAGCTCCTAAAGAATATAGCTTAGATAATATTAAGGAACTTGGCTTTGCGGAGGATGATCCTGTGGTCAATACTTTTAAGGAGTGGTCTAAAAATAACAACGTACCTCAAGATGCCTTTGACGAACTCGCAGGTAAGATTGCTGAAATGGGTATGCAAGCTCAACAGGATGAAGAGATACATATCCAAGAGGAGAAAACTAAACTCGGTGAGAATGCCGACAATATTATTAACTCTAACGTCAAGTGGGGTAGGGGGTTAGTTAACAAAGGTATGTTATCTGAGGATGATTACAATGAACTTGAAGTATGGGGAGGCACAGCTTCTGGTCAGAGACTTCTCAATAAATTTAGAGGCATGATGGGAGAACGTGAGATACCGACTGCTACAGTGGAAGGTCAGCGAATGGATGAGGAAGAATTAAAATCCTTAGTTGCCGATCCTAGATATGGAACTGATGAAAGATTCCGTAAAGATGTAGAACGTAAGTTTGTGGAGTATTACGACAAAAGATAGATGAAAGAAGAAAAGCCGAAACATATAATCCCTCTACGAGACTGTAGGGGGTCTCGGTTCCCTAATAAAAAGCGAAGGCTTGTTGAATATAAAAATCCTGTAGTTTACTACGGAAAAAGTTCGACTTGAAAATAATCTAAAAAAAAGTTATAAATAAAGTATTAACTTACAACCCTAATCTAGGGCAAGTTTGGCTACTCAGAAATGAGTCGTTGCAAGAACGTAATCTTGTAGCCAAGGCTGAATTTTTTCAATAACCGATAGGCGATTAGTTTTTTATATTTAACTTTAATAAGGAGTACAAATGAGTACAGGACTATCAACTGCATTTATCACTCTCTTTGAGGCTGAAGTAAAACAAGCCTACCAGGGTGAAGCAGTACTAAGAAATGCTGTACGAATGAGAACTAATGTTAATGGTTCAACTGTAAAATTTCCTACTATCGGAAAAGGTGTATCTCAAGTAAGAACACCACAAACAGACGTTGTTCCGTTAAACACTTCATTCGGATCAGTGACAGCGACTATGACAGATTACATAGCTGCTGAATATAGCGATATTTTCGACCAAGCAAAAGTGAACTTCGATGAGAGACAAGAGTTGGCTCAAGTTGTTGGTAAAGCGATTGCTAGAAGAGAAGATCAAATAATAATCGATGTAATGGAAGCAGCTTCTCCAGGCACTACGATTGCTAATACAGTTGTAACTTCTGGTTCAGCCGCAGCTTCTGACTTGAATATTGGTAAAATCATTGCAGCTAAGAAAGCTCTTGATGCAGCTAATGTTCCTCCAAGCGACAGACACGCAATTATTCATGCGAACAATCTCGCAGGTCTTCTTGGCGATGAAAGGGCAATTAGTGGCGATTTCCAAAACATCAAAGCACTTGTCGCAGGTGAGCTTAACACTATGATGGGCTTTCAGTTTCATATTGTAGGTGATAGAGACGAAGGCGGCTTAAATCTTGATGGATCAAGTGACAGGAAAACTTTTTTCTTTCATAAGTCATCTACAGGCTGTGGTGTATCAGTAGCACCTAAGGTTGAGGTGAACTATATACCGGAAAAAACGTCCTTCCTGGTAAGTGCCATGTATAGTGCTGGAGCAGCGGTTATTGATACTGCCGGTCTAGTTCAAGTAACTTGTAGAGAGTCTTAGGAGGTAAATTATGGCATTCGCAAGAACAGGATGGAATCCTATTGGTGGCATGAGCAAACGAGGTAGTGCTCCACAAATGTGGACGTACACTTCAGCAGATGCTATCGCAACTGTAAATACTTCTGGATATTTTAATAGTGTATCTGATGAAGTAAAAGTTGGTGATCTAATTTATGTTCACGACTCAAACACACCTACTGCTTCTCTAGTAATTGTATTAAGCAATGCTAGTGGTGTAGTTGATGTGAGTGATGGAACAGCAATTAGTGTTGCTGACTCTGACTAAATAATAAACTGTGGGGAGCTTCGGCTCCCTACTTTTATAAGGAATTTTTTATGGCAGCAGGAGATACTCAAGTCAGCATAGCAAACCAATCCCTACTACTATTAGGAGCTGACACTATATCAAACTTTACTAACGGAACTGCTGTCGGCAATGCGTGTTCAATCATATATCCCAAAGTTAAAGCTACTACTCTAGGAATGTATCCTTGGAGTTTTACTTTAAAAAAGGAACAGCTTTCTCGATTATCAACAGCTCCCACCGCACATTTTCTATATCAATTCGCCCTCCCCCCAGATATGTTAAATAGTGTACCAAGAACTGTCTATGCAAGTAGTGATCGAGGAGCTGCTCCTATTACTGATTGGACAATACAAGGTCAGACATTATTAACGGATAGAGAACAAATATTTGTAGACTATCAACAGGATATCGTAGAGGGTAAACTACCAACGTATTTCGTACAACTCCTTGTATATATGTTAGCCTGGAACTTGGCTGAAACAATTACAGATCAAACCGAGAAAGGTGCATACTATAAACAGATTGCCCTCGGTACTGTAGCTGAGAACAATAGAGGTGGATACTTTAGAACTGCTATTAACTTAGATGGCGCAGGAGAAACCCCACCTGTTATTGCTCAGTATTTACTTACTGAGGTTCGCAGTTAATGTCGAGAATAGTTCAGTATCAATCGTCATTCACTATGGGTGAGTTTGACCCTCTCGTAAAAGGTAGGGTGGACATTCAGCAATATCAGAATGCTTTAGAGAAAGCGACTAACATTGTTTGTATTCCGCAAGGAGCTATAGAACGTAGACCTGGCACTCAGTTTCTACTCGACATCACTAGTCATTTAGGATCTGGTATTACAGCTCAACAAGGCATACGACTTATTCCATTTGAATTTTCTACTACCGATTCGTTTATGTTAGTCTTCGTTAAAATCTCTACTGCATCATCTAACAATACGAGGATGTTTGTTTTTAATAGTGGCTCACTTGTAACTAATATTAATGGGTCTGGTAATAATTATTTAACACTTACCTTTGGTAATATATCTTTCGACAAGGTGTCGTTTACGCAATCAGCCGACACACTCATAATTGTTAATGAGGATTTAGCTCCTTTGAAAATAGAGAGAGGTGCAACTAATACTGCGTGGACCGCTACTACCATTACTCTTACTTCACCAAAGTTTGCTTTTAATTTAAATACCACCACACCTTCTGGAACAATTACACCAAGCTCGATTGATGGCACATCCGATATAACAGCTTCTACACACGTTTTTCATGATGGTGCAAGCGATACTGCTCAAGCAGGTGGCACTAATACAATTACGTTACACAGTGGAGCTTCGAGTAATAATGATATTTATAATGGCTCAACAATAAAAATTACAGGAGGTACAGGCTCTGGACAAACTAGAATTATATCGGATTATGTACATTCAAGCAAAGTAGCCACTGTTTCAGAGAATTGGACTACACAACCAGACAACACGTCTACATTTACAATTACAAGTATGGTCGGACAGTATGTTCAAGTAATTAACGGATTCGGTCGAGCAAAGATTGTTGAGATTACTTCTAGTACAAAAGTTAAAACCAATGTAGAAGTTCCGTTCTATAATACGTCAGCTCAAAGTGATTATGAGTTAGAGTTTGGGTATGAGGATGTATTTAGCACTGATCGAGGCTTTCCTAGAAGTGCAGTATTTCATGAGGGTCGTTTATACTTTGGCGGTACTAAATCTTTACCTTCCGCATTGATTGGTAGTAAGATATCCGACTTCTTTAATTTCTTAGAATCAGAAGGGCTTGATGACGATTCCATATTTGCTTTATTATCATCGGATACTGTTAACGCAATTACAGGTTTGCGTAGTGGACGTGATTTACAAATATTTACGACAGGCAATGAGTGGTACGTTCAGCAGGCTGAGTCCGAACCGATTACTCCGCAAAACCTCACATTAAAAGCAGCCACTAAATCTGGATCAAAAGAAAACATTATGCCTGTAGCTGCGGAGGGTGGTACTATATTCTTACAGCGATCTGGAAAAGCCTTACGAGAATTTTTATTTAGTGACGTAGAGTTATCCTATCAATCTAATAACATATCCTTACTATCTAGCCACCTTCTTAAAAGTCCTGTTAAGATTACGTTCAGACGAGCCACCTCTACTGACGATGGTGATTTATTAATTATTGTGAATGGAACCGATGGCACTATGGCAGCATACTCTATACATAGAACACAAAAGGTTGTAGCTCCTTCAGAGTTTATTACGGACGGAACTTTTGAAGATTGTAGTGTGGATATTAACGATATATATGTTATTGTAAAAAGAACAATTAATTCATCAACAAAATATTATGTGGAGTTATTAGATGATGACAGAACTACTGATGCTAGCTTCCAGCTTTTTGATGGGAGTAATGATGGGTCTAAGCCTACCTCAACAACAGTATCCGGTCTTACACACCTGGAAGGAGAAACTGTGGAAGTTATTAGGGATGATATATTCTTGGGTACGAAAACTGTTTCGTCTGGGCAAATAACGATAGATCAAGTCCCTACGACTTATGTCGAGGTGGGTTTACATTACGATGTCCTAGCTAAAACATTACCTGCCGAACCAAGACTTTCTTCTGGCACTATGGTAGGACGTAAGAAAAGAATTGTAGATGCTAGTCCTATTTTATTTCAGACACAAAACATTGCGATCAATGGTAAAGAAGTTCCGTTAAAACAATTTCCCTACACTTTAGATTCTTCTGAGACTGTATTTTCTGGACGTAAAAGAGTGACTCCGATACTTGGATTTAGTACGGAAGCTCAGATAGAGATAACCCAAACTAAGCCCTTGTTTTTTACGTTACTTGGTTTAGAATACAATGTGAGTGGTAGTCAATGAGTGCGTCAGCGGTATTTGGTGGAATTGGTTTAGTAATGTCTGCATTGCAGTACAGGAGTACTGTAGCCGCAGGAAAATCCGAACAAGAGTTTTATAATGCTCAAGCTCGTAACAGAAGATTACAGGGCAGAGTAGAAGCAGTAGAAGCTAAAGAAAAAGGCAATGAGATACTGAGACGAGCTAAAGTGGCTCTAGCCTCAAACCTTGCAGGAGGATATGCAAGTGCAGTTATTCCTACAGTGGGATCAGTTCAGACAGTAAGCAGGCAACAAGTATTACGACCTGCCTCACTAGACTTTGGTATAACTGAGATGGATGCATTGTTAGCGGTAGAACAAGCGAACAGAGAAGCAGGATACTTAGAGTACAGAGGTCAGATGGCTGCCTCTCAAGCTCGAACTAAAGCTCTCGGTAACTTAGCAATGGCAGGCTTTCAAGCAGGACTATCTGGTGCATTCGAAGGACTAAGCCTAGGTGGTGGCTCTGGATATTCAGCTAGTGCTTTTCAAGGAGTAGGTGCCGCAGGAACAAGAAATGTATCTATGGCAAGTAGAGTAGGACCAGCATTCGGAGGATAGATGGCAACAAGAAGAACATTACAAAGACAATTTTTTAGTCCAAGCTATGACCCAAGTGCTTCCGCTGAAGCAGGAATGTTTGAACAGCAGGCAAGTGGCATGAGTCAGCTTGCTAGTAGTCTTAATCAAATGTCAAACTTTTTCTATAAGGAGATGGAGACAAGAGCAGTAGAGGAAGGCGAAATGTATGGAGCTGCTAATCCAATCACCCTTGAACAATTAGCTAATGCCAGGAAAACAGGAGAAGATGTTTTAAAGAATTATGGATACGGAGCAAAAGGTAGAGCAGCTAGAAGTGCTGCATTAGAAGGTCTGATCTTAGATGTTGAGACCACTGCCTTGCAACAATTTACTGATATAGATGTAAAATCAAAACAAGATAAAGTATCTATTGAGGAATATGCAGATAGGCTTGACTCGGCTGTCAATGGTTATACTGACATGATAAAAAAGTTTCCAGAAGTTCAGACAAAGGTAAAGGCTAGTCTAAGTGTTACTGCTAATGGATATTTAAAAAATTACGCAACAGATGTAGCAAAGATACAAGAGCAAAATGATAAACGATTGTATACAGAGGCTGTGTTTACTAGGTATGAAAAATTAGGAGCTGATATATCTGCTGTACTTGATTCTGGTGGTAGCCTAGCTGATTTATATAATAAAACAAGACGAGATATATCTGATGCAGCTTACGTCACTAATATATCACCTTCTGTATTTAAAAAAGATTTAGATACTAGTAGAGAAAAATTTACTGATTATTTATTTAAAGCAGGATTTGATGAGGCATTTAGAAACGATAAAGCAAGTGACGATGCCCTAGCCTTACTTAGTAATAATAAAACTGACAATGAAAGAATAAATAAGATATACAATTTTTTACAGGCAGACGAGAAAGAACAATTTATAAAACATTTAATAGATCAAGAAGAACTAAATATAAAAGCCCAAGATGATGAGATTAAATTATATAATAAACAAAATGATCGAATAGAAAAAGATTTTAATACTGCAATAATACAAGAAAATTACGATGTTGCAGAACAACTACTATCTCAATTACCTATAGATAAACAAAACACCTTGCAAACAATCTTAGCAAAACGAGGTCCAGATATACATCCACTTATTTTAAATGAAGAACAAAGAGTAAAGTCTGACGACTTATTTTTAAAAGCTACACGAGGATCACTGACATCAAAAGAACTTCTAGATAATAGAGAAAACATTCTTTACGCAGACTACCAAACCCTAGCAAAAGAAATTGCTAGAAACGAAGACACTGAATTTAAGAACAAAACAAAATATTTTGAACAATCTTATAAAATTAATTTAGATACAAGAGGACTCACAGAGATAGAAAAAAATGACAGAGAGTTAGCCAATGAATTGTTAAGAGGTTTGTATGATGATTATCTCAAAGCCAAAGGTCGAGGTGAAGACTTTGATATAAGTGCTGAGATAAGAAAAAGAGAAAAGTTACAAATTATTGAGTTTAGAGATAAAGCAAACCAAAACTTATTAGGACAAAAAGATAGGTATCTTAAAGAAATATCTTTCATGAAATATGGTGGAGAGAGGGAAAATCCAAAAAAAATGTTGTCATTACAGGATGCTTTACAATATATTGAATTCATTACTCAACAAGGGTTGTCAACAGCAGCAGAAAGGAATAAAAACATTGTACCTGATACTGTTACTAATATAGAAAAAAAATTAAAAAAAATACAAGAAATAGAGAATAAATAATTATGGATGTGTTTGAAGAAATATTTAAAAGACAAGAGTTTGAAAACAATGGTATAGAGTATGACCTTGAATTAAAGGATGGTGTATTCCAGGCTATTGTAAAAGACCCAGACCCCTCGTTTCTTGAAAGCATAGGAGAAGGTCTAGAAAGAGTAGCAGGTACTACTGCAAGTATCGGAGCAGGAGCTGTAGGTGCTACGTTAGGTTTCCCTACTGATCTAGCTAGTTTATTTGCAAGTATAGGCAAGTCTGTCGGTGCAGAAGATGGTAAGAAACTAGAAACATTTGCGAATACATTTGAGACATTATCTAGAGAAAATTATGGATCACAGTTTTATAAAGGAATGTTTGATAGTTTTGTTGATGATCTAAGTGTATCAGATCAAAAGAAAGAAGATTTTAAATCTGGCTTTGTAGCAGGGGAGTTTTTAGGTGTAGGTAATGTAGGCAAAGAAGCTGCCAAGCAAGCTCCTACAGTTGCCAAAAGTATTAAAGAAACATCAGAACAAGTGGGAGAAGCGGCACAAAAAAGAGTAGATGAGAATCAAGGTTCGATGACTATGTCTAGTATGGGTGTAGGTGAAATGGGTAAGATGGTTGATAAAGGGTTGTCCAAACTAGCTCCTACAGATTTAAGAATTTCTGGAAGATTTCCTACAGCAGTAAAACCAGAAGCTGACCCTATAGAAAACAAACTTGATATTGGTCTAAATGAAGTAAAATCAAATAAAAAAATATTTGAGAATAATATAAATCTCATCAAAGATTACCCAAATTTAAAAAAAGATGAAATACAAAAGTCTGCTGATGAAGTTTCAGAAACTTACATTAATCACCTTAAAGATAACTTACTTTGGCTTTATGATAAAGTTCCAGAGCAAACAAGACAAAGATCGAAATTATGGTATGACGGAGCAAACAAAGTTACAAAAAATTGGGCAAAAGAATTTGATACGAATGAACAATCAGTTGCAGCTGTTATTGCAGCTTTATCGCCTCAAAAGGATTGGTATATGAATGCTAGTCTGGCATATAGAGTATTAGATATAATGAAAAATAAGAAAGATATTATGTTTGACAATACTATGAAGGCGAAAGCAAAAACCATAATACCACAGAGATATAGTAAACAATTAACAAATATACTAAATAAAAAATTATCAGACCTAGACTCTACATTAGAAAAATCTATTTGGTTAAGAATTTATGATGAAACATACAATGATAGATCGTTTAAAACATTAACTCCAGAAGGAGACTTCGCTGATTTTGTAAAAACTGATAAAGGTGAAAATGCTAAAACAGCATGGAATAGTTTAAACATGATTTCAAAAGCTATTGATGCATATGAAAGCGGTGGAGATGTTAAGGTTATATCTAAATTAATGGGCAATAAACACAAGGTTAGAAATTTCTATAATAATATAATCGATCCTAACTCTTCCGCAGGTGATGTTACTATTGACACTCATGCAGTTGCTGCTGCTACATTAAGACCATTATCTGGAAATAGTACACCTGTACACCACAATTTTGGAACATCACCAGAAATAAAGAAGAAGCCTAAAGATTTTACAGGAGCTATGAAAAATTCTGCAATCACAGGAGTACAAGGAAGTTATGGTATTTATGTTGATGCATATAGAAAAGCTGCAAAAGAAAGAGGAGTTTTACCACGAGAAATGCAATCAATTACATGGGAGGCTGTAAGAGGATTGTTTCCATCTACATATAAGCAAAAGCAAAACATTGAGGATATAGACAATTTGTGGTATCAATATAGAAATAACAAACTTAACTTAGATGAGGTGAGAAATGAGATTGAGCGAAAAGCAGGAGGAATCAATCCCCCAGAATGGGAATGATAATGATGCAAAAAAACTTATGAAAAAGTTAAATTTAGCTTATACAAGAGAAAATTATTTAGACCTAATGTATCTAGGAGATGTGCCAGAAAAATTATCAGCAGAAGAAGAGTTAGAATTGCCATTAGAATTTCAAAAAAAATAGGTAAGTAATGTTTAAAAAATTTATAAAATTTACTGAAGAGGCTGAGAAAAAAGTATATGGAAAAGATATTCCAGATGATAAAGATATTGTTCAGCAAGAAGGTAAAATAATAATTAAAAGAACTTCTGAAGCAGAAGCTGCCGAAATGTCAGAGGCATTTAACAAAGTATTTAAAAATTCTACTACTATTGATGGAAGAGAAGTATTAGAAAATCTTGACGCAATGGAAATACCAACCACTTTTACAGGTGATTATTTAAATATAATAAAACAAAAAAATAAAAAACTATTTGATTATTTAAAAAGAGGTAAGGTTACTACAGCAGACATGATTCGGTATGCTGAGCAATTAGGAGAAAGACAAATTATTAGAAAGCTCATTAAACTTGAGCCAGGAGAATTAGTAAAAGCAGATGATATTTTTGCAGGTATGTTAGTGGTGCATAAGAATCTAAGAAAAATTGAAAAGAATTACAAAAAAATAGATAGTCTTAGTGACACAGATGTAGAAGTAAAAAAATTAAATGAAGAGATTGGTTTCCTATCATCTATAAACAAAAACATAGGACTAAATATTAAAGCTGTTAGATCAGAATTTGGTCGAGGCTTGAGAGACCCTTTAGGTGGTAATGTAATAGAACGTGTTGTATTTCAAGAGACTCCGTCTAAAGGTGCAAGTATTCCTGTAATAAAAAGAGCGGCTAAATCATACCTTGCGTTACCTGCAAATAATAGAAGTAACTTTTTAGCAAAAGATGGATGGCTTGCAAAAACAAATAGAGTTGTACAAGAGATATATATAAATGCTCTTCTATCATCTCCTGTTACACACATGGTAAATATAGCAGGTAATGCTGCGTTTCAATTCAAATCTCTTTTTGATACAGGAATAGCAGGAACAGTAGGTTCTATTCGAGTTGGAGCTAAAAAATTATTAGGTCAAGAATTTGATGAATATGATCGAGTTATGGTAGGAGAAGCTGCTGCCGAATTATTTGGTGGTCTGATGTCACAAGGAAATGCTCTAGCTTTGATGAGTAAAACTTTTATTAAAGGAGAAGCCCCAGACTTGTTAACAAAAACAGAATTAGAAGAAATGAGAGCAATAGGTAAAGAAAGAAGTGTTGGAGGTATAATTAAACAATTTAAAGAGGGAGATCATGTAGGCTCTTTCTTGAGTGCTATTGGTTCTGCTAACAGTATACCTGGGCGATTACTAGCGACAGGCGATGAATATTTTAAAGTAACTTCTAGAGGAAGGTACATATACAAAGAGGCTTATAAAGAAGCTATGACCAACTATCAAATTACAAGAAATGCTGACAATGGATCAGCAGAAGAAGCTATGAAATCTTTTAAAGAAACGTTAATTGATAGAATAGAAAATCCAACTGAAGCCACAATAGAAGGCTCAAAACAATTTGCAAAAAAAATGACTTTTCAACAAGAGTTAGGAAATAGTTTGCCAGAGAAAGGTGTAAAGGCTTTGATGGAAATTAGTCCTTTAATGAGGTATCTAATACCATTTGTTAGAACACCTACCAACATAATTAAAGAGGCACTAGGCTCAACCTTAAATGCAGTAAACCCAAAATTTTATCAACAACTCAGAAATGCTTCTGGCAGAGAGTTCGATCAGTTAGTAGGTAAACTTGTGGTCGGTAATGGTATAGCTGCTACTATGGTTGGTTATTCATTAGGATTAATGGGAGATGACATCAAAATTACAGGAGCAGGACCTTCAGCTAAAGGAGCAAAAAAATATTGGGATGCAGCTGGTATACCTCAGTATAGTATTGGTATAAAACAAGAAGATGGAACGTATGAGTGGACAAGCTATTCTCGTTTTGATCCTATATCTGGTATTCTAGCTATGTCTGCTGATACTGCGTACTACATACAAAACGAAGATAATCCAGATGCAATACAAGGAATCATGAATGCACTTACTGTAAGTATCACTAACTACGCAGGTCAACTTCCTTTTTTACAAGGAGTTTCTGATTTAACAAGAATGTTTGGTGACATACAATCCGACCCTATGAGAAGTAAAGATGCGTTACTAAAATTTTTAGGTCAAAAAACAGGTAATGTTGTAACTTCGCTTGGTAGGGTGGCAGGACCTGCGTCTGGTGTATTCCAAGATTATCTTGCAGAATATTCTGGTTTACCAATTCCTCCGAGTAGTTCTTCATATACAGCTACACTTGAGAGAGTTCAAGACCCTACATTAAATGAAGTTTATAAATTAGAAGACTTAGAAGTACAAAGACAATTACCTTCTTTTATGCGAGGGTTTTATATTGCATTGCAACAAGCTAAGTCTCGTAACCCAAGATTTAGTAAAGACCTATTACCTAAACTTAATTTTTGGGGAGAAGAACTTAAACAAACAGAAGGCAGATGGGATGAATATTTTAATCCATTTAAAAGAACAACGAGTAGAGGTGAAAGTCCGTTAGAAAAAGAGCTTATTAATTTAGCTAATAAAACAGGTAATGCTTTTGCAAATCATCCAAGAGCTTTTCTTGCAGGAAAACAACGAGTAGAACTATCAGCTCCGCTATACAATACCTATGTTAAAAATATAAATACTATTGATGATAGAGGTAGATTGCCAGATGATCCTGGATATAACTTTGAGTCTTCGTTAGTAAGAAAGTTGGAAAGTATTGTAAGAGGTGATGGAAGAATAGGACGAACATACCAAGAAACAAGAGACCCAGGAGATAGATATAGTATTCTCAATGCTGTTCTGACAAGTAAAAGAAAACAGGCAAGAGATAAATTGTACGAAGGCACAGACCTTGAGACACAAAAATTGAACTTTTATTTAGGCAGAGAATAGTGTATAAATTATATAGGAGTTTTTATGGCAACCTTCGACATTAACGACACCACCAGACGTGTCCAATATACAACCAATGGCTCACAAACACAGTTCGCTTTTAGTTTCCAGATCAATGCCGACAGTGAATTAAAGGTCATACTCGGTGAGACTACACTAACACTATCTGCAAACTACACAGTAACAATAGCCACTAACGGAACAGGTACAGTTGACTTTTCTTCAGCTCCTACTACAGGACAGAAACTAACCATCTTAGCTAACAAACCTTTATCGAGGGAGAGTGTGTATTCTACAGGAGCTTCGTTTACAGCAGCAGCACTAGAGACAGATTTCGATAATACCATTATGGTCCTTCAGCAATTTGAAGAAAAAATCGATCGTACCTTACAGTTACCAGAGTTTGTTACAGGTTCAACTCCGCCAAGTTTAATAGTTCCTTATAACGATACTGCCTCGGATAACTCTAATAAAGTAATTGGATACAATACAGCTGGAACTGCTTTAACATTATTAAGTAAGGGTGTCACGTCAGTAAGTGTTACTACGAATACCTTATCACCAGGATCGAGTGCGACAGGCGCTGCTAGTATCACTGGAGATGCATTGAGTCTAACATTGGGAATACCAACAGGAGCAACAGGATCTGGTATAGCTACACTTGCGGATGATACATCTCCACAATTAGGGGCTAATTTAGATTTAGTTACATTTGATATTGTTACCACAAGTAATCGAGACCTTGAATTAGCACCAAATGGAACAGGCCATGTAACAGTAAAAGGTAATACAAATTCTGGTGCAATACAATTTAACTGCGAGAGTAATTCACATGGACAAATAGTAAAAGCACAGCCTCATAGTGCAGGAGTAACAAATGAATTGACTCTGCCTCCAGGCGGCAATCAAGAACTTGTAGGTGCCACTGCTACACAAACTCTTACTAACAAAACAATTAATGTTTCACAATTAACAGGCACATATACAACCGCACAAGTTTCCAAAACAGAAACAGCTACAATATCTACTAGCAAAACATTAGACTTTGATGCTAATCAAAACTTTATTCTTACTCTAGGAAGTGGTGCAAATACTTTGACCAATCCTACAACTGAAGCAGGTAATGTAGGGCAAACAGGTGTAATGATATTTATACAGCCAAGTAGTGGTAGTGCAGGAACAGTAAGTTTAGGCACAGATTATGAAACACCAGCAGCAGGAGGATTAACTTTAAGTTCAACTAATAGTGCATACGATGTCGTACCTTATATAATAAAAGCTGACAACTCTATATTACTAGGTAGTCCTCAACTTGCATTTGGATAGAATATGTTTAGTAACGAATTATGGCAAAAATCTGGAGTTAGCACATACTCTATAGACCAATCAATTAGATTTAATGATGATGATTCTGCTTATATGCAAAGAACTCATGGTGCTGGTGGTAATGTAGATAAATGGTCATTAAGTTTTTGGCTTAAAAGAAGTACATTAGGTACAGAACAATATGTTTTTGGAAGTGGTGCTAATACTTCTAATACTTCTGACATATCGTTTAACACTAGTGATCAATTAGTATTTTGGTCATATATTAGTGCTTATCAAACTCGTTTAATAACTACTCAAGTGTTAAGGGATACAAGTGCTTGGTATCATGTACTAGTAGTATATGACTCTGGGAATGCCACATCTGGCAATAGAGCAATTATTTATATTAATGGCTCAAGAGTAACTGCTTTTGGAACTGAAACTTATCCATCACAAAATCAAGATGGAATTGTTGGTTCTAATGTTAACATTGGTTTTGGTAGGTATATATCTAATGGAAGTAATTATTTTGATGGCTACCTTGCAGAAATGCACTATGTAAATGGTTCAGCTTTAGCACCAACAGATTTTGGAGAATACAACTCATCTAATATATGGATTCCTAAAGAATATTCTGGCAGTTATGGTACAGGAGGATTTTTTGTTGATGGAAGAGATAGTGCTGACTTAGGAGATGATGAGTCAGGAAGTGGTAATGATTTAACAACAAGTGGACTTGCCTCACACGACCAAATGGCTGACTCACCTACCAATAATTTTAACACAATGAATCCATTAAACCCATTAAGTCATGGTACACTTAGTCAAGGTAATCTAACAAATGTTTTAAGTGGTGATGACCAATTTTATACAACACAAGAATTAGGTTTTAAATCTTATTGTGAAGTTAGAGTAGATGCACAATCAAATTATGGTGGTACATTAGGACTTGGAACATTTGGTGGAGATGATGATGATAACACTTTGGTATTTCAAACAAATTATCTTAGTGGTTATATATGGTTAAATGGTGGTAATGCTAGTGCTAATATTGGCGGAACAATAACAACAGGTGATATAGTAATGATGGCATATGACCCTACTACTAGAAAATGGTGGGTAGGTGTAAATGGGACTTGGAGAAATAGTGGCGACCCAGCAAATGGAACTGGTCAAGTATATCAACATTCAACAACAGATTTTGGTGAGGGAATAGGAGCTATTGTTTGGGGTGGTTGGAAAGGTTCTGCAAATGGTTTAACTGTAACATGGAACTTTGGACAAGATGGAACTTTTGGAGGACAAGAAACAGCAGGTGGTAATAGTGATGGTAATGGAGTAGGTAACTTTAAGTATTCAGTACCAAATGGATTTTTAGCAAACTGTTCAAAAAATTTAGGATCGTAGGAGGATAATATGGCAACACCAACAATACCAAATGGAAAAGATTATTTTAATGTAGTTAACTATAATGGTACAGGTTCAGACAATGCAGTTACAGGTGTAGGTTTTGCACCAGATGCAACATGGTTAAAAAGAAGAGATAGTGGTAGTGCAGATTGGGGTGTTTTCGATACATCAAGAGGTGTAACTAAAAATCTAAAATTTAATACGACAGATGCTGAAAGCACTGAGGTTAATAGTTTAAAAACATTTGGTACAGATGGTTTTACTGTAGGAAGTTCTGGTGATTATAATGGAAGTGGAGGAACATTTAGTTCATTTAATTTTTTATCAAATGGAGGCACAACTGCAAGTAATTCTGATGGTTCAATTACCTCAACTGTCCAAGCAAATTCTGATGCGGGTTTTTCAATCGTAAAATGGACGGGTACAGGATCAAATGCAACTGTTGGGCATGGGTTGTCAACTGCACCATCACTTATACTTGGTAAAGTTTTAACAACTACTGATAACTGGATTGTTGGACATCATAAATTATCTTCAACCCCTTGGAATAATGCTCAATTTCTTAATACCAATGGTTCTAATTATACTAATGCAGCATATTGGAACAATACTGCACCAACATCATCAGTTTTTACAACAGGAACTTGGTGGTATAGCTCGCAAGACTATGTTGCCTATTGTTGGCATGAAATTCCAGGATTTTCAAAATTTTCTAGCTACAGTGGCCTTGGGTCGGTTGATGGTCCGTTTATTTACACAGGATTCCGACCTGCTTGGTTACTGATTAAGCGAACAGATTCTAGCACTGGTGGTAACTGGTCAATGATTAATGATGTTACATATCCATCTAATCCTATTGGCTCACCTTTAATGACTGACTATGCAGGTGGTGAACCCGATCTTTCGGCAATAACTATGGATTTTCTGTCAAATGGTTTTAAAATAAGAAACACTTTAAACTCTAATAATGCATCTGGTGGCTCTTATATTTTTATGGCGTTCGCTTCTCATCCTTTCACAGGTGATGGTACTAGTCCTGTAACTGCTAGATAAATATGAATAAATATGGTATAAGGAGATATTATGTGGGCAATAGTTAAAAATAGTAAATTAGTACAAATTACACGAGGTAATAAACCTATTACTGTAGGTGATGTAACCCATCCAAAAGATATATTTAAACATTGGACTCAATCACAACTCAAAGATATTGGTGTTTATGAGTTTATATCTGGATCAACACCAGATAATAAGTTTGAAATTGCAACAACTACATCTTATAAAGTAGATGATTCTAAAGGTACAGTTACAGAAACTATTAATAAGAAAGATAAAGAAATAACTGATACTTTATATACTTCTCAAAACAAAACTGATGGTATTATTCCAGAAGGTAAAGATGTAGGAGATGTAGCAACTAAAGGTTTGAAAACCATATATACAGAACAAATACAAAAACAAGCATCTGGTTTATTAGCACCTACAGATTGGATGGTAGTAAGAAAAGCTGAAGATTCTAGTAAATCTATACCAAGTGCAGTTACTACATACAGGGCATCTGTAAGAACAGAAGCTGATAAAATAGTACAAGCAATAAGTGATTGCGATACTCTTGATAAATTAAAAGCATTGTTTGTTACAGAATATAATGAAGATGGATCTATTAAGACTAAAGCTACAATAAACACATTACCAGATGATGAAGATATTGAGGGTTATAAAAGATGATGCTTACTAAAAACCTTATTAAGTTCGGTAATTTTTTAATCAAGATACCTAAAGCTATGAAGGGTGTATGGGATAAGTCCGAGAATAGATGGGGGTATAGAAAGGAGAAGTAATGGCATACGGAAAAACAAAACCAATGACTAAGAAAAAGAAAAAGAAATGACTACATATATTATTATTAATTTAGTTTTGTGGATGATATTCTGATGAGATCATTAATGAGAAAGTTTAGGACAGTTCCAAAAACCAAGGGAGGAGTTCCTAAGAAATATGTGAGTGGTGCAAAGAATCCTAAGTCAAGAGAAGCTGAGATTAAACGTACAGCCAAACTCTACAAGCAAGGGAAACTAACACCTGCAATGATGGATAGAATAAGTAAACAAAGAGCAAGGGGGTAATATGTCTGCACCAGATAAATATAAAAAAATGTTTGGATCGGATAGAGCAAACAAGATCTATCGTAGAGGTTTAGGAGCTTATTATAGTAGCGGCAGTAGACCTAAGATGTCTGCTCATCAGTGGGCTGTTGCTAGACTAAAAGCTCATGCCAAGGGAAAAGCCACTGTTAAAAAAGCAGATGGAGATTTGTTTAGGAAGAAGTCATGACAACCAAAGCCGATAAGAATGAGATGAGAATCAGCAAGCATGAGGAAGTTTGTTCTGAGAGATACAAAAACATCCATGATAATATATCGGATTTAAAATCTAGAATAAAAAGACTTGAGACAGTAATGATGGCAAACACAGTAGCAGTGATAGTGGCACTCGTATCTGCGTTTATCAAGTTATGATTGATCCAATCTCAGCATTCGCAGCAGTTAAGTCTGCACATTCCGTTATAATGCAAGGTATTAAAATCGGTAAGGATCTTAGCTCTATGTCTGGCTATATATCTAGATGGGCAGTGGGCGAGGCTAACCTTGATGTCAAAGCAGAGAAGAAAGGCAGGAGTTTACTTGGACGATTCAGTTCCGTAGAAGCTCAAGCGATTGAAGCTCACCTTCGTAAAGAAGAACTTCGTAACATGAGAAATGAACTCCGAGAAATTTTTGCGTTATATGGTAGCCCAGGTCAATGGGAAAGACTACAAGCTGAGATAGCATCAGTGCGAGCTGAAAAGAAAAGACAACTGAAGGAAGCTGAACGTCAAGCAGAGAGAAGAAAGACAATAATTATAACTATTGCTGCAATATCTGGGCTATTGCTTTTTATTTATTATGAACTAAAATTATTAAAGATAATATGACAAACGAATTTTATACATTTACAGTTGAGGTTGAGAAGCATAAGTCGAAGAAACAACCTCCGACAGTGTGTATACGATTCTATGGATGTAATGATATGAAGGATGCTGAGAAGTTAGCAAAACATTTAAACATAATGCTGAATACTGATGCCGAGATATTTAGCGATCACTTTAACGTACACTAGGAGATAATATGTTAACAGCACTTATAGGACCTGTAACAGGTTTACTTGATAAGTTCATCGAGGATAAAGATCAGAAGAATAAACTAGCTCATGAGATAGCTACGATGGCTGATAAACAAGCACATGAAATTGCCAAGTCTCAGATCGAAGTAAATAAGGAAGAGGCAAAGTCTAGGCATTGGTGGATAGCAGGATGGAGACCTGCGTGTGGATGGATATGCACTCTAGCTATGGGATATCATTTTATCATTCAACCATTCCTAATATTTTTTTTAGCTTTATTCGGACTTAAGATGGAGATACCCACATTCGATATGGATACACTCATGACAGTTCTTCTTGGCATGCTGGGATTGGGTGGCTTGCGGTCATTCGAGAAACATAAAAAACTTACGAAGTAAAATGCAGTTATCCAAACATTTCAAGCTAGAAGAATTTACGAAAAGCCAAACCGCTGCTCGTAAGGGAATAGACAATACTCCTCCAGAGGATATCATTCCTAAACTTTCTTTTCTTTGCACTCAGATACTCGAACCCCTCCGAGAGAAAGTGGACTCCCCAATAATCATTACTAGCGGTTGGAGAACACCGGAGCTGTCTCTGGCTATTGGATCAAGTCAGATGTCTCAGCATTGCAAGGGCGAAGCTGTGGATATTGAATGCCTTTCATTGAGTACACTGAGTCTAGCGGAGATGATAATCAATCACTTTCCTTTCGATCAATGTATCCTGGAGTGTTATAAGAAGGGTGATATGAATAGTGGTTGGGTTCATGTAAGTCTGACCTCTGGTGAGAACCGAGGGGAAGTATTAACATTCGATGGTAAGCAATATCATAAGGGTCTGCTAGTGTAATGTCTGAAGTATCTACAGGGCGAATCGGTGAACTGATCGCAGCTCTTAGACTAACTCAGATGGGTATCGAGAATACTATCAGTCCACTCAACGGATCAGATATCATTGCGACCACCAAAGGTAAATTATATAGAGTGCAAGTCAAAGCGCGGAGTGTTCCAGATAGTTCCAGACCTACACATTTTATGTGGACTACGAGTTACTCAAGTAAGAAGAAAGTTCCGTACACCAGAGAGCATTGCGATATAATAGCACTCGTATCTATTCCTCATGAGAACGTATACTTTATACCTGTAATACATCAGACAAGTGTTACTAGACGATTAAAGGTAGAAATATTTGAGGATAAAAGTATAGCCTCCTCCACATGGGAAAAGGCTATAAGTGAGTTAGATAACTCGGATGGATCGAGCTAGTCCTTTGACCTTCGATATTCTATTTTCTTTTTCAAGATTAGATAAAGCCAACTGAACTGCTGAACGTGTATTATGATTCAAGCTATCAGCGATCTCACTTTGTGTAGGAGGAAATCCATTGCTCGATACATACGATATAATAAAGTCATAGACACTTTCTTTTAATGGCTTAGTCATCTTCAAACCTCTTCACCCTCGCATCTACTTCCGCAAGATCATCTGGTTTTTCTTTTCTCATGATATCCATGATCGGTTTATTCTGCTCAAAGAAAGCTCCTATTGCCATAAGCCTTTGGTCTTTAGGTTTCTCTTCGTAGGTTTCTACTGTCCATAACCATTTATTTATAGACTGAATAGCAGTTTCTATGTCATCAAAGTGCTCAGACTTGTTACCAGGATACGATAGTCTGTATTTAGCATTCTCAGACCTCTGGATAGCTTCTTTTAAATCTTGGTTAGTACGAGTCGACTTACCCCCTTTCTGCTCACTGACAGGCAAATTAGAGGCTTGTTCATTGCGTTGAGCAGTGTCCATCTCATTAGCCGAGGCATATTCACCTCCA